CCTCGTCAATCAGCTGCGCGGCCGATGGATTTAGCCTCGAAGCTCGACACCCGGATCCGGATAGAACGCAAGGCCGTGACCCTTGACCCCCTCTATGGCACGGAAACCGTCACTTGGGCGGAGTTCGCCGCGGTCTGGGCAGAAGTGAAGGACGTGCTGCCGAGCCGCGCTGAGCGACTGGCCGACAGCATTATCATTGCCAACCGGCCAGCGCGGATCCGCATGCGCTATCTCGCCGGGATCACCGCTGACATGCGGGTGATCGTCGGTAATCGCACAATGCACATCGTCTCCGGTCCGGCCGAAATCGGCCGCCGTGAAGGCATCGAGCTGATCGCCCAGCAATACAGCAGTGAAGGAGCTGCGCCATGACAATTACGCTCAAGGGCGGCCCAGAACTGCTGCGTTTTCTCGACGAATTGCCCAAGAACCTCGAGCGCAACGTTATCCGCGGCGGGCTTAGGGCTGGCGCCAAAGTGATCCAGCAGCAGGCCAAGGCCAATGTGCCGGTCAAGACCGGCCAGCTCAAACGTGCGATCGGCATCGGCACCCGCACCGATGGCAGCCGCCTGAGCTCCTATGTGAAGCTGCGCGGGTCCGGCTCTTATCTTGGCCTGTTCATCGAATACGGCGTCGCGCCCCACCTTATCAGCGTCGCCGAAGAGGACCGCCCGGTGCGCGCGACCCGCCATGGCCCGCGCAAGGTTAGCATCGGCACCATCAACAAGATGGTGAAGCGCGGCAGTCTGGTGATCGGCGGCAATTTTGTTGGGCCTGTAGTCATGCACCCGGGCCACGCAGCCAAGCCGTTCCTGCGTCCCGCGCTCGACCAGAAGGCCGAGGAAGCGGTGAACGCCATGGGCGCTTACATCGCCCACCGGGTCCAGATCGGCAACCTCAAGGCCCCGATCCTCGAGGTCGACGACGAATGAACGGGGTGGTCGCGGTCCGCGCGCTGCTTGTCGCCCATGCTCCGCTCACCAGCCTGGTCCCGGGCGCTCAGATCGTTGCCGGTGTTGTCCAACAAGGCTCCGCGCTGCCGGCACTATCGCTGATGTCGGTGAGCAGTACCGACCGCAACATCATCAAGGCCGCCGCAGTTCGCCGCGTCACCGAGCGGGTTCAGGTCACGGTGCTGGCGGCCACCTATCCCGCCGCCAAGGCCATTCTCAAAGCCGTGCGCCAGGCCGCGGCTGACCGAACGCCCACCATTACCGGCATCACGCAAGTGACCGTCCAAACCGATTCCGCCGGGCCTGACTTTCTCGATGAACAAGCCGGCATCCACATGCAGACCCAGGACTTCAGGGTCTCGTTCAACGAGGCCTGCTGAGCCTCACCATCACAAGGAACCACTGCCATGACCGTTTATACGTCCGCAGGCTCGACGCTGAGAGTATTGGCCGCCGCTCCTGCCACCTTCGACCTGACTGGCTACAACGCCCTGGTTATGACCCTGGTCGGCGAAGTCACTGATCTTGGCGAATTCGGCCGGGAATATGCGCTCGTCACCTTCAGCCCGGTGGGCAGCCGCGGCGTCCAGAAGAAAAAGGGCAGCTTCAACCAAGGCACGATGACCATCCAGCTCGGCCTCGATACCGACGATGCCGGCCAGATCCTGCTCAAGGCCGCCTCCCAATCCGACGCTGATTACAGCTTCCTGGTCACCACCCAGCAGGGCGACAAATATTACTTCCGGGCTCAGGTGATGAGCTTCAAGGTCAATATCGGCTCGGTAGACCAGATCACCGCGGCCAGCGTCACGCTGGAGCTGACCACCAACTCGGCTGGCGTCGGTGTCGTCGAAGTCCTCGCGCCCTGATGATTATGGGCATGAGGGATATACCCTTGCCTTATGGATCATAATTTGGCACCAATGTGATCGATATAACGAGATTTATCGATCATGCAATGGAACTGGCAGGACCCCGACTGGCCCAATTTCCGCTGGGATAGCGCTCGCTTTGCCTCGGAAGAGCTGGCCTTTGCCGAAAAAGCCGGGGTGCTGATCGGTTCGTCGGGCCACCTGGATCAGGACAATCGATCCCAGCTGGTGGTCGATCTGATGAGCCGGTCGGCGCTGGACAGTTCTGCCATCGAGGGGGAGATTCTCGATCGCGACAGCGTCCAGTCATCGGTCAGGCGCCAGTTGGGCCTGCAGACCGATAACCGGCGCATCGGCCCCGCCGAAGCTGGTATCGCCATGCTTATGGTTGACCTGTTCGAGACCCTCAATGCGCCGCTTGATCATGCCAAACTGTTCAGCTGGCATCGCCTCCTGATGTCGGGCCGAGCTGATCTTGAAATGGTCGGCGGCTACAGGGTGCATAACGATCCAATGCAGATCGTCTCGGGCCCCGACTACAAGCGCAAGGTTCACTTCGAGGCCCCGCCATCAGCTTTGGTCACCGAGGAGATGGACCGGTTCCTCAGCTGGTTTGCCGATAGCGCGCCAACTGGTGTGAGCCCGATGGCGCCGCTTGCAAGGGCTGGCATCGTCCATCTGTGGTTTGAGACCATCCACCCGTTCGAGGATGGCAATGGTCGTCTGGGCAGGGTTATTGCGGAAAAGGCCCTCGCGCAGGGACGCAAGGGGCCCATGCTGGCCGGCATCTCATCGACCTTCATGCAACATCGCAAAAGCTATTATGACCAGCTGGAGGCCGCGAGCCGGTCACTCGACATTAATGACTGGCTTGGCTGGTTTGCGAAGATGACACTCGCTGCCCAGGATCAATCGGTGGCCTGGGTTGAGTTTCTGATCGGCAAGGCGCGACTGATGCTGCGCCTGCAAGGCCAGATAAACGAGCGCCAAGAGAAGGTCCTGCTCAGGATGTTCAGAGCCGGCCCGCAGGGTTTTGCAGGCGGGCTCAGCGCTGACAACTACCGAACCATATCGGGGGCGACTTCGGCCACAGCCACTAGGGATCTGACCGATCTAGTGGAGAAATCAGCCCTGCGCCGAACCGGCGAACGCAAGGGAACGCGCTACTGGGTCGCCCTGCCTGAACCGGACTGACGGTCCAATTTCGTAATCACCGCATGTTTTGCGGTGATTGACCTCAACAATCACCGCACTTGGCCCCCTGCTGCTCGACTTCGGTCGGATGGCAAGCGGCTGTGCGCCTGATTCCCAAACAAAGGATCAATTTTCATGTTCGATATCACCACTCTGTCGGCTGCCGAGACCTCGACCGTGGAACTGCTCGGCGGCGACGATGCCCCGCTCTACGACGACAAGGGCAAGCCCCTGTCGATCACGGTCTATGGCCCTGGCACCAAGGTCTATCAGCGCGCCCAGGCCCGTCAGCAAAACCAGCTGATGGACAAGATCAAGAAGCGCGGGAAGATGGACCAGAGCGCAGAGGACAAGCTCACCGAACAGGCCGAGTTCCTCGCCGCCTGCACGGTCAGCTTCAACGCCTTTACCTATCCGCCCGCTGAAGGGCTTGAAGGTCAGGAGCTGTTCCGCAAGGCCTATGCCGATCCCTCGATCGGTTTCATCGCCACCCAGGTCGCCGCCCATATCAATGACTGGGCAAATTTTACGAAGAGCTCGGCGAAGAGCTGAGCCTCTATGTTCGCCAGCTGGCCTGGCTGAGCGCCGCCCCCAAACCTCCTGCTGCCAAACTAGCCAAGGCTGCTCCAGAACCTGAGGCGCAGACCCGGATACAAGCCATTACGGCCAGCGGACTGGTCCCCGACTTGCCTTTCATCCGCACCCACTGGATCATCGACACCCTCATGGAAATCGGCCCGTCTGAGGCCGGAGCCATGGGGGCGGTCCCCTTGTCCTGGGCCAGTATTGACCACTGGCAGCGCTGTATCGGGGCCGAACTTGCGCCCTGGCTCTGCCGGCTGCTTCGCCGCCTCTCGGTCGAGTTCGTCACAGAAAGCCAGAATGCGCGGGAGCCCGATTGTCCGGCGCCATGGACGACCACGTCCGTCCTCAACCGCGATGAAGTCTCCCGGAAAGTGTCGAACGCCTTCCGGGCGCTGATGATGTCGAAGGAGCCCAGCCATGGCTGATCAGCCTGAACATTGGCTTCCGGTGACGGGATGGGCTGACCTCTACGAGGTCTCTTCCTATGGCCGGGTCCGGTCCCTAGACCGTATCTCGACCTATCTTCGGCACGATGGACTCGAAGTGACACGGCGGTTGCGCGGGAAGATTCTGCGTCAGAGCTACCATTCACAGCGTGGGGGATATCCCAGCGTTGGCCTCCACAGGGACGGCGTCCAGATCACTGTCTTTGTCCATCGCCTGGTATGCGAGGCCTTTCATGGTGCCGATCCAGGCGGAATGGATGTAGCCCATTGTGACGGCAATCCCCGCAACAACCGTGCCGATAATCTGCGGTGGGCAACCCGTCGGCAAAACATGGGCGACACCATTGTGCATGGGACTCGCGCATGGGGCGAGCGGCATGGCAGCGCCAAGCTTACTCTCCAACAAGTCCTGCAAATCCGGGCATCACAGAATGTCTCGCAGCAGGAATTGGCTGAGCGTTTTGGCGTTTATCAGAGCTGCATTTCCAACATTCGCGCCGGTCGGCGGTGGGCTCATGCAGGAGGACTGCAGTAATGCGCGCCGGCACCCTCGAAATTGAGATGATCACCAATGTCGCCCGGCTCCAAAAAGAGATGGCAGACATGAAGCGCTCCGTGGCCGGCGCCATGGGCGATGTCGTCGCTTCAGCAGGCCGTGCCGATAAGGCGCTGGATGCTGTCGGCACTGGCAGCATGACCCGCATGGGCGGATCGGCAAAGCTCGCCAGCCACCAGATGCAAAACCTCGTCTATCAGCTGAACGATGTCGCGGTGAGCCTGTTCTCCGGCCAAAAACCCATGACCGTGTTCATGCAGCAGGGCAGCCAAATTGGTCAGATAGCCATGCAGGCAGGTGTCGGTATTGGCGGCATGGCCCGGGCACTCTTGGGGCTGGCTGCAAGTGCGGCAGCGGCCGCGCTCACCAATCCCTATCTGCTGGCGGCGGCCGCAGCAGCGGCCCTGGCGTTCGGCGCGTTCAAGATGTTCCAGTCCAGCGTCAAACAATCGGGCGAGCTCGACAAATACGCCCAGAGCCTGGGGCTGACCAAAACGGAAATGGAAAAACTCGGTCCTGTCGGCATCACCGTCGGGGACACCATAAAGGGCCTCTGGAAGACGGTCTCTGATGGCCTCAATCTAGGCCCCGTATTCTCCACCCTCAAGGACTGGGCCGTTTCCGCCTTCGAGGCGGTGCTGACTGCGGGCAAATATGCCATCGCCTTCATTTACGCAGGCTGGGTTGGCGGGTTCAACGCGATCAAGATCATCTGGTCCTCGCTCCCGGGCGTGATCAGCGAGGCAGCTGTTGGCGCTGCCAATCTCACCATCAGCGGTGTCGAGTTCATGGCAAACAGGGCGATTGCCGCGATCAACTGGCTGGTCGACCGGGTGAACCCGCTGCTTGATCGCGTCGGGCTCTCTTCCATCTCGCGCATTGAGAGCGTTGCTCTGCCGCGCATGGAAAATAGCTTCGCGGGTTCGACCGCACGGATGGCTAGTCAGATCAAAGGCGAATTCAGCAGCGCTTTTGGCGACGCGATCTCGATGATGGACAGCTTCTCGGCGAAGTGGCGCCAGAACAGCATTGCTGCAGCCAAGGCCCGGCTTGCCGCCAAGGCCGAAGAAATCAGGGGCGACAAGACCGACAAGACCGCCGGGGGGGCCAAAACTACGGAGGCCGAAAAGGCGCTCAAGGCCGCGCAGGATTTTGCGCGAAATCTCGAGATGGAGACGGCCAAGATCGGCAAGACCCCAATCGAGATCAAGCGCATGGAAGTCGCGATGGCCGCGCTCAAGGCGCCGACCGACGAGGCGCGACTTGCGATCCTTCAGGCTGGTGAAGCCTGGGAGCATGCAACCAAGGCACAGGCCGAGAAGGACTTCGTCCGCAATACCATTGCCCCGCTCGAACTTCAGGTCGCGATGCTGGAGAAATCGACCAAGGCGCAAGCACTCGCCAATCTCGAAGCCGAAAAAGAGCAGATCATCCTCGAGCGCGGGGCTGCTGCCTGGGAGCGATACCGGGCGGCCAAGACCTCACTCATCGAGCATGACTTCGCAGTTAAGGACCAGGAACAGTATCTCAAAAGCCTCGACGACATGGTCTCCGCGACCGAGCAAGCCGCGCGTGGTATGGCCGATGCCTTCGGTTCGGTCGGCGGCGCAATCGGCTCTATCATGGTGGAGATCACCCGCTTTGCCGCTGCGCAAGTCGCTGCTGCGAGCCGCATCGCTGACGCCGAGCGCGAATACGGCAGGACCTCGTTTCAATATGCGGATGCGCGCACCGCGCAGGCCTCAGCCGAGATCAACCACTATGGCAATCTAGCCTCGGCCGCGAAGGGGTTCTTCAAGGAAGGCTCCGATGGCTTCAAAGCCCTGGCAGCCGCTGAAAAGGTCTTCCGCGCCTTTGAACTGGCGATCGCGATCAAGAACGCTGCGGCCAAAATCGGCCTGATCGGTGCGCAGACCGCTGCCAAGGTCACCTCCGATACGGCCATGGCAGTTTCCGATACCGCGCGGGCCGGCGTCGAACAGGGCAACTCCATCATCACCACGGGCATCAAGGCGGTTGAAGCCGTGGTGAACGCCATTCGCTCGCTGCCGTTTCCGCTCAACATTGCCGCCGGTGCGGTCACCGCAGGCGTCATCGCCTCGCTCGGCATCGCGATCGGCGGCGCCTTTGGCGGCGGCGGTGCCAAGCCCACGCCTGCTAATGATGGAACCGGCACGGTCTTCGGCGATAATGCAGCCAAATCGGAAAGCATTGCCAAGGCCATCGATCATCTGCGCGAGGTCGACACGCTGACCATGCGTTATTCCGCTGCCATGCTGGCTTCGCTGAAAAGCATCGAGGCCAACATCGGCGGGCTCACCAACCTCATCATCCGCACCAATGGCATGGAGGGGTCTGCCGCCGGCATCCAGACCGGCACCAAACTGACAGGACTTTTGGGCACGGCCAATTCGATGCTGACTGGCATCTCCAACTTT